ACTTTAAGAATGCAGTTAAGAAAAGAGTACGGAGGTATAGTTTATTTATCACTTACATCGGTTGCAAATGCAGGAATAACTATAACAACTGCTGCAAGTGGCTTATTTAAGATTAATAAGCAAATAATTAATATTGATGCTAATACTTATATTTATGACATTGAACTTATAAAAGCTGATGGAACTATTAAGACTTATATAAGTGGAAATTTTTATGTAACTAATGATGTAACTCGATAATGGCAAACGATATAATAGATATTAATGTTTATGAAACAGTAGAAACGGTTGCAATAACTGTAAATCCAAATTTAACTACTGTAAATATAAATCAAGCAACTCCTGTAGGTGTTAATGCTCAAAATTTACAATCAGTTACAGATTTAGGTTCTACTACTACTAATTCAATAACTGCAAATTCATTTATTAAAAGTGGTGGTACAGGTGCAAATGTATTGTTAGATAATGGAACTACTACATCATTAACTTCTATTGTTGGTACTACTAATTTAGGATATACTGCAAGTCCAACAAATGGAATAGTAACAAGCAATACAGGTACAGATGCAACTTTACTTTTAGCTGATGGCACAAATGCAGGTTTATTAACTCCTGCTGAAAAGACTAAAATAACCAATACAAGTGGAACTAATACAGGAGATAATGCTACAAATAGTCAGTATAGTGGATTAGCTGCTTCAAAATATGATGCATCAAATCCAAGTGGGTATCAAACTGCTGGACAAGTTCAAACTATTGCAAATGCTAAGGTTTCAGACACCGCTTATGATGATACATCTTGGAATGGTGTTACTACTATTGCACCATCAAAAAACGCTGTTAGAGATAAAATTCAATCAACAGGACTACAGCAAATATTAGCCATTGCTGGTACTGCTACAATTGGTATAAATATAGAATGTCCAGGTATTGATACGGCTGTTTATGGAGGTTCAATAGATGGTAAAGGAGTTTGGGGATATTCTGAAGAAGGATTAGCTGGAGAATTTGGAACTAATGGAACAGGGAATATTGTTGATTTTAAATCATCGGGAGTATTAAAAACAGCAATACAAAACGATGGTAAAATAACAGCCACAGCAGGAACGGCAAGTACAGACGTAGTTGTTAAGAGTCAGTTGGATGCAATAGTTGTACAAACAATTACAAATGGAGTAACTGCAACTGCTCCAAGTCAAGATGCTGTTTTCGATGCTTTGGCTTTAAAGGCAAATGACAATGCAGTAGTTCACACAACTGGAGCAGAAACAATAGCTGGTGCTAAAACATTTTCAACAGCTCCAATATTAACGTCATTAACCGCTTCTCAATTATTAGCTTTAGATGCTAATAAAAACATTCAAACTTTAACAACTGCTACATATCCATCTTTAACAGAATTAGCATTTGTAAAAGGAGCGACAAGTAATTTACAGACACAGTTAAATCAGTTACCCCTACCAATAGAAGCACAATTAACTTACTTAGATATGGACTATACCATATTTGATGCTTTTTACACAAGAGTAATTGCGGATAGTGGTACGATTGAAAGTAAAAGTCAATTACTATCTTCTTTAGCAGTTTTAAGAAATATATCTTATGTTTCACAAGGATATACACAACAAATAAACGCTGATAAATTTGTAAAGTTAGGCGGAACTGCTGAAAAATATTTAATGGCAAATGGTTCAGCATTATCAAATATAGCTACAAACGCAACAACAACGGCATTATCATTAGCAACTTTAAACAGTACATATCCAACTGCTATTATAGGATTTAGAGTTCATTGTATCAATATAACTATTCAAAAAGTAATCTACGAAAAAACATCAACTGGATGGGTAAACTATTCAATAACAGTAATAACATAACATATGAGTTTATTAACACAATCATCTTTAATTCTTACACCAACAGCATACAAAACAAGTAAGCTATATTCTATTGTTCCAAGTAGTGGTAACGGAGATATGACTGCTGTAAGAGCGACAACTGCAACGAGAGTAAATAGTAGTGGATTAGTTGAATCAGTAGCTATAAATGTTCCTCGATTAAACTATGATGCAAATGGTTCAGCAAGTATCTTGTTAGAGCCACAGAGGACTAATTTATTAGTAAATAGTGCAACAGTTGTAACTCAAACAATAACAACAACAGCAGTAGCTAATACTTTATCGTTTTATGGCACAGGAACCATAACTTTAAGTGGTACTTTTTCAGGTACATTAGTTGGTACAGGAGCATCAAATAGAGTTAGTTTAACTTTTACACCTACAGCAGGAAATTTAGTTTTAACAATTAGTGGAAGTTGTACAAATGGGCAATTAGAAATAGGTGCTTATGCAACATCATATATTCCAACAACAACAAGTACAGTTACAAGGAATGCTGATAATATTGTAAGTGGTTCAATTACTGATTTAATCGGTCAAACAGAGGGTGTTTTATTTGTTGAAAGTGCTGCTTTAGCAAATGATTTGACACAAAGAATTGCCTCTATATCAGATGGAACAACAAGTAATAGGATAGGTATCTATTACAATAGTAATTCTAATCAAATTTTATGTTTTGGAGTAGCAAATGGAACTAATTTTGCTTCTGCTATTGCTTATACTATAACAGACGAAACACAATTTGCAAAAATAGCAATCAGATATAGAGTAAATGATTTTAGTCTTTGGGTAAATGGAGCTAAAAGAGGAACTGATTTAACATCTCAAGCATTACCATTAAATTTAAATAGATTAGGATTTGACAATGGAGCTAGTTCAGGACAATATGTTGCCAAAGTAAAATCTGCACAATTATACACAACTTATTTAACTGATGCTGAAATGGCATCTTTAACAACTTTGTAAAATGAATATATATAAATTAAAATACACAGACAAAGAAACTGCTATTACTGATTTTATTGCTAAAGATTTAATTGATGCAGAAAACAACTATAAAGAAGGAATACAAGCAATAGTTGAAATAGGATTAATTGAAGGAGTAGATGGTTACCATTATGATGTAATGTCTATTCAAGATATTTACTTTGGAACAAATGAAATAATAGTTAATAATCCAAAGCATAACTTTGCAGGATATGAGTAAAGAAAATATAGATAGAATTTTAAATAAATTTATTTCACGTAAATTGATGGTGTTTTTAATAGCTTGTATAGCTCTATTTGCAGGTGATTTAACTTCTCAAGATTGGGTTATTATTGCTACTGCTTATGTTAGTATTCAAGGATTTACGGATATAGTTACAAAATTAAAAAGTTAATAAAATGGAATCTGCAAAACTATATTTATTTAATTCATTGACAATGATAATAACATTTACCAACATAGAAAATACGTTGAAAATAACTTTATTGATTTTGTCTATTATATATACAGGAGTTAAAATTTACGAACATTTTAATAAAAAGCCAAAAGATGAAGCTGAATAACAAGGGCTATCAAATTATCTGCGAGTTTGAAGGATTTAGTTCTGAACCATATTTATGTCCTGCTAAAATAGCTACTATTGGTTTTGGAAACACATTTTATGGAGATGGTCGCAAAGTTACAATGATAGATGAACCAATTACAAGAGTAGAAGCATTTGATATGTTTAAGGATATTGCTGATAAATTTGCTAAAAGAGTTTCGGATTGTGTTACATCTCCATTAAATCAAAATCAGTTTAATTCTTTAGTGAGCTTTACTTATAATGTAGGAGTAGCTAATTTTATGAATAGTACTCTTTTAAAAAGAGTAAATGCAAATCATAATGACCCTGATATAAAAACACAATTTTTAAGATGGGATAAAGTAGGCACAAAAAAATTAAAAGGTTTAACTAAAAGACGAATATATGAAGCCGACAACTACTTCGCAGAATAGGAACTGGATATTATTTATTGTCTATGTAATATTAGCATCTACTGTAATTACAATGTTATCATCCTGTGGTACAAGAAAGGTAGTAATAGATGAGGTTAAGAAAGATTCCTTGTCGCAAATATCGACTAAAACTATTATCGACAAATTGTCGAGAACTGAAACTAAAAACGACATTATTACTGATGAGTTTACTATTACTCCATTAGATACTTGTAAAGATATTGTAGTAAACGGTATAACGTACAAAAACGCTGTTTTAAGGTACAAAAAGACAAAAGATAACACTATACAAGTCCAAGATATAAAAG